TACTAGTAAAGCATCATTATATTCAGTTGATATAGAAACTAATAAATTACCATAATCTTTCGTGGTTAATTGACCTTTATATTCTGCTACTTGTTCCATTGTTTCTATGTCTATAACATGGAATGCACTGAAATCGGCACCATCTCCTCTGGCACAGTCGGCCGTAACCATATAGTTTTTACTATAATTCGGATAATCCCATATCCATAGATCTTGTTGACTACCTCTTCTTTCCACTGGGTCTTTTACATATGTTTGTTTGTAGAATTCCAGAATATCTACACTTACAACTTGATTACCGGATGTAGCAAAATCACAATCACATTCTTGTGCGGCACCTTTTACACCAGATAATTCGGTTTGTTTATCACGCCATGTTTGATCTCTTTCGGGATGTAAATACCAAGGCAATCTTATTGTTTTGAAGTTATTTTTACCTTCTTCAGCTTCAACCCATGTTTTGTGGAAAAAATTACCTACACCATTTGGAGTACTTAATACGATAGCTCTACCACCTGTACTTAATGTATATTGTGCTGAAAGCCATATTTCTTCAATACCATCAATAAATGCAGCTTCGTCGATGATTAGTAACGATAGTGCTGCTGAACGACCTGCTGTACCGGCACTACTTACGGCTTTAATTTGACTGCCGTTTTTTAATCGTAAACTCAAACGATTATCTTCTACACATGGTACTTTTAACCAAGCTGGTAAATTATCATTTGCAAATCTTACTTTAGTAACAATTTCTTTAGCGGTTTCTTGTGTAATACTAATACAAAGAATATTTTTATCACTGTGAAATGTCATTAACCACAAACTGTATGCAGCGGTAAGTGTACTTATACCCATCTGACGACTTTTAAGTACTATATTTAGACTATTATCTACAAAGTCTCTAAGAGTATTTTCTTGAAACGGATACAATTCAAATGAAACGGTACCGCGAACCGGATGTTGGATCTTTACATACTTTTTCATGAAGTATATAGGATCCTCTATACACTTCTTATACTCGGCTCTTATTATTTCTCTTAGATTGGGCTGACTCATATATAGCCTCTAATTCCTTTATTCGTTCATCAATCACGGCGAGTCTTTCATATACAACTTTTAAATCGGCAGTTACATCGTTATATATTTTACTGTAATCTTCCTTACCCTCCCAAACCTCTGTAGTACCATCTTCTTCAACAAATGTTACAGGCCTACCTTCTTTATGTTGTTCACACCAATGTTTAGTTTCTTCAAACTTTTGTTTGATATCATTCAACATTGCTTTTTCATTACGGATATCTCTTAGTTCATTGAACTCTTTCCAAACACCCATTATTTTTAGATTAGTTTCTTCTTCAATAAAACAATCGTAACATAATTGAGTTTTTGGCCATACTTGATCGTCTAAATAATTACCAAATCGTATGTCAGCATTACAATGTTTACATCTTTGTTCATTTACAATTGTTGCTTTTCTTGGTAATCGTTTTTTATAACCATTCTTCATTATCCACTTGTTACCATAACCGTCTTCCCATTGTTCTCCTTCTTTTCTCTTTGCATTTTCTAAATTGGGATCGTAACCAACTTGTACGAATGGACGATTACCTTCTAGGTAATCTTTAACAATACCCAGATTACTTTTACCTGATGCTTTTTTCATAACAAATACGTATTTAATTTATTTCTTAAACTTGCTGCCGAGACCTTTTATAATAAAACTTCCTGTAATTTTAAATGGATTTCCGTAGATACTAGAATCTCTTACTACAATTCCTTCGTGTTTATCCAAATCTCCGATTTCACTTGTAGCGTTTCTCAATACTTCGTCTCCTAGTTTAATTGTGGTTAAATAAACAATTGTATCATTAACTATTTTATTTATGTCTTGATCTGGAAAATCTTGACTAATATTTTTACTATCTACTGCTTTTAAAAATTGTTCGCGGGTGATAAGTGGCGTTTTAAAAGTTAATCCTTTTAACCAATCTTTCAAGGATTTGGTTACAGCTTTACCATTTGGATACAATGTAATAGGACGAATCAAAACATTAGCTATCCTTGGTTCTGATTTAAAAGTAGTATCAACACTACCCAAAACTTTAAAACCATGCTTTACAGCGATCTTATTTAATTTATTAATATAAGACTGCATTGCAGCTTTATCATATGGAATTTCAGTAGCTACTCTTGATTTAACACTGCCATCTTTACCAAATGTTTTTGGTTTGATTTCTTTTAATCCGTGAATAGCTAGAAAGTTACCAATTTCACTATATCCCAAAACATTTGTTTGTCCTTCTACATATTCGATATTAAACAATATGTTAGGATTATCCAACAGTCCCAATTTATTCAGTTCAGTCTTTGTAGTGGGAATAGCTTCATCAAAAATATTGATAACCTTGCTGCCAATAGTAATGAATCCGTGACCTGGCTCAAATCTGGTAGCCAAGTCTTCTGGTCTCATTCCTTTAATATCAAGTGGCTTTGCACTACCACGATCCATTACAAATTGTCCGTTTGCAAGTCGAATACTGGCATTTACGCCGTCAATTTTAACACTACCGCCACCTCGTTTAAGTGATTCAATTGACTTTACAAATACATCAACTAATTTAGCGCCTGTATTCACAAAATCAAATGGATGTGCCATATGACCTCCGGCACCACCTTCTTGTATTACTTCATTTAAAATATTATTTAGTCTTATCATATGGTTTTAAAAATGTTTTATCAAATACTCTAATTGCTTTATCATACGAACGTTTAGTTTCGTCCCTATCATCTTGTGTAAACTGCCAATTCCAAAACAATTGATCTGGGGTTTGAAATTTATAATAATCGCCTAATACAGCTTTTTGTGTATCTACGACTTGTTTACCGTGCCAGTTTTGTCCAACGGCAATAAATCCGGCTTCAATATCTTTTACTACATTCTTTTCTCCTAATGTAGAGTGTCTATTCTCAATCCAAGTTAGTCTTTCAATTAGTTTCTGATAATAACCATTGGCTTGACCCCATCTAACACTTGCAAAAAATACAACACAGTCGCTTTGAAACAATTCTTTGGTAATTTTCCAAAGTTCGTCATTTTTATTATTTAAACTAGCCCAACAACGATGATATCCACTTGGATTTTTATTATCATCTTTGAGTAAAGCTCCTTTTACACCACAATGATTGCCGTCATATTTTAAATTACTACTTACATTGCCTTCACAAGGAGCTATATTTAAACTAGGCACTTCTATTAGTGTTACTTTTTCTTTACCTAATAGTTCTTGAATTTTAATTGCTAATTGTGTACTCTTGGGAACATCGTCTTTGTGTTGACTCCATCTATTACTAGTAGTTAGTAATAGTACTTTGTTCTTGGTGCGTAAATAGTCTATTGTTTTTTTGTATTTACGAGCATAAAGATCCATATCTTGCTCGCTTTGAGGAAGTTTGGCTTCTAACAATAGATCGGTTAAACTAATCATTTGGTCAAATCTTCCAATTTACTTTGCATAGTCATACCACGAATAACTTCGGGAGTACCACCATTATCTCTATTGAAATATCTTTTGTAATTACTCAAAGCAACATCTAACTTTGCTTTATCGATTGGTTCTTTTGATAGAATATCTTTAACCATCTTTAAATTATTAACTACCAAAACATTTGTGTCATTAATTACTTCATCAATTAACTTTAAAAGAGATGGATCTACAGCTTCTTTAACTTGTGGGTTAGTTAAATCCTCAACGATTCGTGTTAATAGTATCATAAATATAAATATACCAATCAAAGAAAAAACCCCGCTTATTTCTAAGCGGGGTTCGTTATTGCGTTTAACTCAACTTATACGTTGAAACTTGCTCCAGTTGGTAGAATGTTGAAGTCAAGGATAATGAATTCAGCAGTTCTAGTTGGTTGGATGTAGATTTGTCCGTAAAGAATATTACGATCAATCAAGTCAGGAGTATTGTTTTCAGCATCCATCTTAACTTGGAATGCGTAGATACCGTTACGTTGTTGTACTGATTCCAAGTATGGTGTTACGATACTCAAGAAACGGTTACGTGTAGAAGCAACATTTTGTTCAAATACCAAGTAGTTGCTTGAACTTGCGATAAACTTCTTCAAGTTGATCAACAAGCG